GATGTTTTTACCAAACCAAGGATTACGTTCTGCCCAATCTTCTGCTTTCTCGTCTACCTGAGCAATAGGTTGAGATAGCTCTTCAGGCATACGCTGAGGCTCTTGAGCTGGCGCACTTCGTGCTTGTAGCTCTGCTTGTTCAACATTGTTCTTTTCCCAAAGGGCTTGGGTAAGTCTTTGTTGTGCCTCGGTTTCTGTCTCAAAATCGCCTTCTTCCTTAGCCTTCTTGATGACACTCTTTAGACTTAATATCTGCGTATCGATTCGACCCTTAGCTTCTCCCATACGCTGTGTATTGGTCTGAGCGTATTGTTTTTGAAGCTCCTCATTGGTCTGCTGGACGCTTTTAGCGTACTCAATTGCAGCCTCTTCACGGCGCTGATGCTCTCTAAGCCGAGCGGTGAGTTTGTCTATTCGCTTTTTAACTTTTTCCGAATAGTTGTCTAACTCATCACTGTCAGGAGCAGCCTGCTTCTCTTCCGGCTTCTCCTCTTCTTCAACTTCAGGCTTCTCTTCTTCAACGAGTTTGGCTTCCGTACCATCCTCGTTCATGTCGACTGTAGCCTCTTGTTCGTTTTCACCAATATCAAACTCAAGCTCGTCTTGCTTATTCTCTTGACCCATCCCGTTCTCCTTACATGTGCAGAATGTCTTCTGGGTCATTCACGATTCCCAGAATTTCATCATCGTTTAGAAGACGTATTTCCCCGCCATCTATCTGAATACGTGACCCCGCATATCTGCCGAAAATCACCCAATCGCCCTCCTTGCACCACGGGCCATGGGGGAACTTTGACTCATCAGCGTAGGCCAGATCGCCTGTTTTCAGGACATAGCCTACGTTTGTAGCCAATTCAGTTCGTTTTTTAGTTTCTTCAGCAAAAAGAATCCCGCCTTTTGTCGACTTGGCTCCTCTGTACGGCAGAATAGCCAGCCTCCATCCGGTAGGCTTGGGGATCATGTCGATAACACTAGCGGCCAACCTCTCTTCATCGACCTTACCGTCATCCGTGTAGGCTTGATCAAGACCAGACTTTTTCACAGTCTTTTCTTGCTGCCACCTTTCCTCTAGTGCTGTCAGCTTCTTCTCAGATTCCATATAGGCTCCTGTGTTGGGGTTAATCGTCGCTATACTTCTTCAGCTCTTCGCGGACAATACTGTCCACCAAACGAATACCTTCCAACCTGCCCATAAGGAAACGATACCGTTCCATATCGGTTACAGTTCCATTCAAGACAATCGCTTCTGTGTCCTTTTCTAGCTTTCTAATGTCTTTAAGAACGCGCTCGGCGAACTCTAGCATGGTCGTTTTTCCATGTGAGCAGACGGTTTAATGCCACCATCTGGAAGGCCTTTAGTATATCTTTACGGGTCTGTTACCGTCTTTTTTCTTAACAGTCATTATCGCGCCGCCCTTACTTTTCTTTACAGGCTTTTTGCGCGACTTACCCGCTTTGCTCAGAGCTATTGCAACCGCTTGTTTTTGGGCTGCTTTTTTGCTCTTTGGTTTACTGGTGCCTATCTTACCCTTTTTTTCGTAAGTTTTAACCAGTTCACCTACATTTTTTCTGATTGTTTTACGGCTACTGCCTTTTTTTAACGGCATTTTATTATCCTTTCGGGGCGTAAATACGTTCTCGAGCCACTTGAGCGCGTTGATCCGCGATCTTTTCTTGCGAATCTATGCGATCTTGACTGGCCTCTGCATTCTGCTGAATACGCATCTGCTCGTTAGCAAGACTCTGCTGCTTAAGTTGTGCATCCATCTGGTCCTTAGCCGCACGCTGCTGGAGCTCCTGCTCCTTAAGCTGGACCACAGGATCAGGTGCCGCTTGGCCTTGACCAGAGAGCTCTGCCTGCATTTGCTTGGCTTCCATCATGTACTGGGAAACCTTAATCGCAATCAACGCCTCACGCTGCATGTCAGAAACCATGCGGTCTGGATCGTTACCGTACTCTTGGAACAGCTCCGCCTCAGCATCCTCTTCCGCCTTGATCTTAACGTGGTCCAGCACGTGCTTCTGTAGTTCTGAAGCAGCCAGAGGGTTGGCTTGTATCAAGGGGGACATTCCCATCATCAGATGAGACGCAATATGAGCATCGTGCTGCTGACCTGCGTAAACCTTAAGCTGCTTGCCATCCACGGCATCAATGTTCTCGCTGGCTGGGTCCTTAGGCATCTGATTGGTCTGGACCTTCAGGATACCGTCGATGTCCCGCACGTTCATCGCCTGATACACTCGATAGTACGCTTCGTACATGTTGTGCATCTGAGGCGCGCTCTGAGCCAACTGAAGCTGGGTCTGAGCTAACGTAATGCGCTGGGCAGCAGAAAATATGTTTGGATCGGCCACAGGGAGGACCGAGACCATGTTGTCAAAGTCAGCCCTTTTAACGCTGCGACAAGCTCCCGGCACGTCATACGGGTACTCATCCGGCAGATATTCGCCGAATCCCTTGAACAACATCTCAAATTCTTGCGTCTGGGCGTAATACAGGCGCTTGTGTATGGCCGACATGACCATAGAACCACGTTCCAGCAGAGCGATTGTGGTGCCCACAGCGGCCTGTTGGTTGCCGTCCCCTACCTGCATGTCCGCAATGCTTGCAAGGCGCTTACCGGCGTCCACAGTGAACCCTAGAAGGGCAAATAGCGTCTGGCTTGGCTCTTTGTACGGGAGAGGGAGCAGTGAGCTGCTTAATTCAGCGCCACCGGCGTCAATATCCCGCCATTCGCCGGGCTGTATGGGCTCATCGTCGGCTGCAATACGCGCTCCCTTGGCTTTAAAGCCCGCAGGAAGGTTAGAAAGCGTGCCTGCGTCAATTAGTTGACGCAATGCAGCGGTTGCAGTCTTAGAAAGGCCTCCAATTAGGTGTACGAAGCCTAATCCGTAAGCTCCGGGCCCTTCTACGAGCACATAATGCACAAAACATTCCCGCCGACACTTATATTCGTCGTCTTCTTTCCAATTTCGACGTACTGAGACTATTTGTCCGGTACTTTCGTCCATGGTTACGACGTAAGGCAACTTAATTCCAGTCGCATTGCCTCTTTCATCAGCGTCTTCATAGCCGTCAATGTCTAAATCAACGTGAAATTCCAACAAAAAGAGCTCTTCCGGCTCTCCGGTTGCTTGAATTCCGGTAATTCTGTCAATTGTTGCGCTAATTTGATCGTTATTGCTGCCTGATTCGTCAGGTTCCAACTTAATATCAAGATACTCGCCCGCAATTACGCGCTTTTTGAACTCATTTGAGTCCATTGCAATGCGGTGAGTGATGCGACGGCACTCAGAAATGACGCTAGAACCGTTGTACGGGATGTAAAGATCGTCAGGAAGCACCACTCGGCTAACCATTCGGCCCAGAGGATAGTCGTAATAGACCTTTTTGAAGGTCGAGCCACCGTATCCTGTGTAAAACAGCAGCTGATCGAACTCCGGCGTGTACTCTTTCATCACCGAAGTTATCTGGTAGTTCATAAAGTCTTGAACTCTAGTGGCCTGTTGGACCTTATCCAAGGTCTCTTTGCCTAGAGTCTGGGTCCTGACAGGGCCACCAGCGGGCATGAGCTCTTTAAACGCCTGTGCTTGGAACTGCACAATGGCTTCGGTCAGCATTGGGTGGACTGTGCCAGTTGCACCACGGAATGGCTTGGTGCGTTCGTCCATCTTCAGGCCAAGTAAATCAAGGCCTTTAGCGTAAGTGTCTTCCCAATCACTTCTTGAGGACTTATCCGCCTCAAAGAAAGTCATCAGGTTCAGGGAAATAAGGTCCAGCTCCTGCGGGTCAATCTCATCAGCAAGATTGTCGTAAAAACCGTTTTCTCTCTCTTCCTCGATCTCAATCTCAATGGAGCCGTCATCCTCAAGCTCAATCTCGATTTCTGGACCTTCTATCTCAACCTCCACCATTTCACTGACAGGGGCTAGATTTACGACTTTATCTATAGGCATGGTGCTGTCCTACAAGTTTTGTGTCATTATACACACAACACGTGCTGTATTGCGCTCCTACTCCCATTTATCGTATAATCTAATAGTATAGGAAGAAAGGAGAAACACATGTCAAAAGTTACTGACTACTTTAGCTGGCAGGATGGTCCCGCTGTTGTAGCCGAAAATATTAATGACCCAAGTATATCCCGTGGTTACTACATTGCTTTCGACGGGAAAGAATGGTCTACCGCTAATGGCGCTCAGGTATTTGACTTTTTCAAAGACGGCGAGCCCATGAAAAAAGCCACGTTTGAAGAACGCTTCGGGTCTATCGGTCAAGATTTACCCTCTTTACCTGCTACATAGCCGCCCTTAGCAAACTTCTCTACAAGACTGTTCGTGATCTCAGGATCAATATTCTTGGCTGCTTCATTGTAAAGTCTTTCTTGCTCTGCCCGAACTTGCCGTAATTTCTCAAGTTCGCTGCTAGGCATATCCGTTTCAGACTTGTACTTCTCAAAGAAACTACGCTCTTGCTCATATAGCTTGTGGCCAAAGGTATCCTTAGCCTCCAGCATTTCTGGCGTAGTTAGCTGTATTTCGGCTGTTAACCTCTCGCCATCAGGTGAGGTGTACTGCACATTTAACTTACGGTCAAAATATCCGCTTCCCGGAACTCTTTGCCAGCCCCCGTCAATAGTAGGCATTTTATCTGTTATTAAACGAGCAATTTCATCCGACTGAGCTTTAGTGGTAACTACAATCGTAGATCGGATTGGATCAGGAATATCTACGGCTGTACCGCCCTTTCTTGATAGTTTGGCGTCTATGCTTTCAACCGTTTTAACTGGACCCGCAACATACCTGCCGCCCACCGCATCAGATATCTCCTTCATCTCTGTCTGGAAAGCAGGGTCTGCGCGTGTTGCCATTTCAAACAGTTTTTGTGAGCTAGTCGCATCCGACTGGTGAGATTGATTAAATTCAGCCTCAATCCGACGGATTTCTTCAACCGGAACGCCTTCCTCATATCGCATCGTGCCAATATTAAAAGCCTCTCCTGCTCTTGGCATCCTGCCTCTGGCCCCAGCCATTACAGCCTTCTTGCCCCCACGGGCAAACATTCCAAGCAAGGGAATCGCGCCCGCCATGGAAACAGCAGACAACTGGCGAAGCATCTTGGCAGACTCAGTGTCCCCCGCAGCTTCAGCCCTGTCTGCTTGTTCAGAAAGTTCGTTGGCGTCTTGGTAAGAGCTGTACTCACCGTATATCGGCATCATCTCAGCCGCAAAGCCCAGCGGGTCCTCTGACACAGACTCCTTAATCGCACCACCTATCTTGGATAAGTCGTCAAAAACCATGCTTGCAGATTCGCCCAAAGACCGTTCACCACCTGTAGGAGTGCGTGTCCTCCTGTACAGGTAGCCACCAATAGACGTTGGGATATCCCTCGCTCCTCTGGTGAGGTTCCTCAACAACCCTTCGCTTTCCTGTCTTTCTGGCTCTTGGGCCATGGACCCCGCGTCAAGTTGCTCGAGCATCATTCGTGACTCAGTGACCTCGCCTCCCTCTGCAAAGCTCGGAGGGGGCAGCCGCAAGTCGACTGGCCTTATCGTGTAGCCAGAGGGAGTGCCTGACCCCGCAGTAACATTGAAGTTTGTGGTGTAGCCCGTGTAGCCTCCGCCACCACCATAATCTGCCATGTTTTCTGCAACATCAGAGTAACCCTGTTGGTACGTTGTTCCTTGAGCCGTGGGGCTTGTACCGGCAGCTGGCTGGCTCGAGGCCCACGAGCTAAAGCTCGACTCAAACGCAGCAGGGTCAAAGGTTCCGCCTATGCCGAACTCCCCTGAACGCAAGCGGTTACGCCATGTGTAATAGTCCGAGGCGTTTTGTATCCCCGCATTGGCAAATGCTCTGGCTAACGCCGCATCCTGTTGCTGTATCCCCGTAGCATAGTCCTGTGAGGCAGAGCCAAAGGACAACGCAGTCGGACTGAGCAAGGAACGCGGTCTACTGGTCACGCTAGGAGGCGTAAAGCTCCATCCTGATCCTGTGGCTGGACGCAGGCTTGCGGCAGGTGTGTACTCATAGAAGCCCGGCATGCCGGGAATCGCGGTACGCACTGGGCTTTCCCTGAACGCTACGTCTAACGCAGGCTCGCCCCTTTGATAAATGTCCCTGCCCGCGTTGCGTCTTACAAAATCCTTCGGATTATATACAGGCGGAAGATTGTACGGCTCAAATGGGACCTCAGGCACAGGTTCTGGTTCAGGCTCAGGTACGGGCTCAGGCTCAGGTAAGTTAAACAGGATAGATGGATCGATTCCTGCATTGATGATGTCTTGGAAGGTATAACCTCCTCCTGTAGCCTCACGGCGCATCAAGGCAAGTTCTTCGTCAGTAATAACACCGTCTTCCTGAATTCTTCCTAAGAATCCTCTGGCTTGTCGCTGAAGCGACGCTACTCCGTCCTCTCCCGCAGCACTGCGTCTTGCAGCCTCAGCACGCAATGCAGGGTTTGACATGTAGGCAGATTCGATCTTATTGGGGGTCGCAAAGGTAGTGATTGTCGGGTCTTCGGTCATAGTGAATATTCTATCCACAACGTCCTGACCAATACCGGCATTAATCAAATCTGTAGTGCTGATGCCGTTTTCAATCATTATGTTATAGGCTTCAGCTCCGGTAGGAAGATTTCCCTGAGCAATGTACTTGTCTGCTACATTACGGAGATTGGCGTAATAGTCCTGAACCCCTTGTTCGCCGCCACTCTCCATGGCTCGGCGATAAGCAGCGGAAACAGGGCCACCTGCGGCCATTTTAATTGGAAGTGACGCGAGCATTTCGCGCGCTGAAGTACCGGGCATAAGGGCGTCCCCTTAAATGGTTAGTATTTCGCCCATTCTATCCTAATAATATTCTGGGACAAGCCCTTCTGTCACGGGGTCATCGTCATCTTCATCGTCGTACAGGGAAATGAAGTTGCCTGATCTGAATCGCATCAGGGCTTGAGTAGTGCTGTCCACCATGTCGTCATTATCGCCATTAGGGAAAGCAGCACATTCTTCAATGAGCTCATCTGCCCATTGCGTCTCTGGAGCCCAGACCATACCTGATTCGAGGATCGGGGCTACTGAGTTGGCTCTCGAGATTTTATCTTGCCCTGCTCGACGACCGCCGGGCGAGTACATAGTGACAGGAATGCCTGTACGCCTGAGTTCTTGCTGAAGCGTGATCCCTGTTGCTTTGGCCTCGATCAGGACATTATCGGGCTGCCAGTAGTCATACTGCTCTTTGGCAATACGTTTTAGCTCTGGGAAATCCCAACGGCCTTTCCTGACATCAACTAGAAGCAGAGACGGCCCCGCATCTTCGTTAGGATGAAATACACCCCACGTAGTGACTACCGAGAAATCCGCCGTCTCTTTCTTAGAGTACGCTGTGTCGTAGGATTGGATGATATATTCCAGCCTCGGGGTGTAATCTTTTTCCCAAATCTGCCACCACTCCCTCTTGAGTATCGCACCCTCGTCAGCGGTTGGGCGCTGCTGGTACATCGCGTTCCATTTCTGGACCGACATCGATGCTTTTACAGACTTGAGCTCATCGAGCTTCCAGAAGGAGGGCCAGAGAGGTTTCTCGTCCTCTTCGCTTTCGTTCAGGATGGCAGGGAACTCAATGACTTCCCATTTATCTGCGTCGTCCTCCTGCATCTGCTTGATCAGCCTTGCAGTCAGGTCTTTCGTGCCCCAGCGGGTCATCACGACGACAATAGCGCCGCCGGGCTGTAAACGGGTTCGGGGTCCAGAGGTGTACCATTCCCACGCATTATCCAGCGCAAGCTGAGACTGGGCGTCTTGTTCCGAGTGCGGATCGTCGATGATCAGCATATCCGCGCCGCGACCTGTCATCGCACCGCCTACACCTACCGCGAAGTATTCTCCGCCAGAGTTGGTGTCCCAGCGTCCAGCCGCCTTACTGTCAGCCTTGAGCTCTACCATGGGAAAGACCTCCTTGTACTTGTCGAGGTCCATCAGGTTACGGACTTTACGGCCAAACCGGACAGCGAGCTCCCCCGTGTGAGTCGCCTGAATGATCTTAGTAGCAGGGCGCTTACCCATAAGATAGGCAGGCAGCAGATAACTGGCGAACTCAGACTTTGTGTGTCGAGGAGGCATGTTTACGATTAATCGCTTGAGCTCTCCGCTGGCTATGCGGTCAAAAGCAGAGGCCATCTTTTCGTGATGGGTGCTTAGGATTGCTTCAGGCCAGACGTAATTACAGAAACCTATGAAACTTCCACGCCCGTGCTCTTGGGCCTCCAATAAAGCCAGTCGGAGTTCTAGTTTTAGGCGCTCTGCTTCAACTTCGGCGGGGATTGCTGCTGAATTCATACAGTCTCTTTTTCGTTTCAAATTGCTAAAAATTTTTTAGGCTTTTGATTTTCCAGAATAAGGGGGCGGGTTTGCAAGTGATGTTTCACGTGAAACAGACCCATTTTCGTTTCGGCCAAGATTATTTGTGTGAAATCGGGCTATAGCCCCCTTGCACCTTGCGCGGCGCGCGAATCCGGGTTCGCGGTGTACGAACGGCGTCACACGGACCAAATTGGCCAAAAGGGACCCGTTACTTCCGGTAATTACAATTACCGGAATTAGTGATTGTAATAAAATCAATGACTTAGCTATTTTCGGACTGTGATCCTTTGAACTCGAACCATTTTGCGCGGGGAATTCCCTCAGGGGAGGGCGGGAAGACCCCAGAAACACGGCCCACGGGCCCGCGAGGGCCCTTTCCTAGAATAACAGACTGTTGGCCTGCTCCACCTACGGGATTATATTACCTTGCCTTAGAAGAGCTCTGAGGGCGTTACGAGCTAATGAGTGCTTAGGATATGGTGCATATGCTTCCAGTCCACCGCATCAAGCGCCCAGCTTTCCACTGGCAGCAGGTCCGTCCCCTGTTCAAACAGGTCCTGCGCTTGCTTCCCGTGGTACAGCATCAGCCTGATCTCGCTCCGCTTCGTGGTCCCCTTCGGATGATGCTGGACCAGTATCCAGACTGGCATGCCTATCATCCCGTGCTTCAGGTTGAACGATATCTGATGAGGGCTCAGTCTCACTTTCTTGCCCCGCTCCACCACCTTCAGCTCGATCATCACGAACCTCGCCTTGATCAGAGCCACTAGGCAATCCGGCATCCCCACTCCGACCCGATTCTCCAGTCGAGTTATCACTGAGCTCGGCAGATTGTCTTTTAGCCTCTTGTGCAGCGCGCTTTCTGGCTTTCTCGCCATCACGGATTTCCTCTATCAGGTCGATACCTTCTGCCTGTTCAACGTCCTCAGGCGTCACGTCAATGATCTTGCTGGGGGGAGGGCCGCCGTATAGGGCTTTGATCTCTTCCAGCTTACGACGCACCTCATCGGCGCTCATGCTATCAATGGTCCCGTGCCTGATCTCTTTCCTGTCAATGTAGATCGTTCCCAGTGCCTGCCCACGGCGGTACTCAGCGGTGACAGCGGCACCGAAGTTCCCAGCCTCGAGGGCCTGATCTCGAATGATCTGTAGATCGCGCAGGTGGCGCTCAATGTTGGTCCCATACTTCTCCGCCATCTGCTGGCGGTATTTCTGGATCGCGGCCACGACATGAGGGTATTTCTTCGGGTTGGTCAAATTGGTGGCAGTGTCGCTGGCGCTTTTTTCAGCATATCCAGCATTTATCGCCGCCTGTTTCATAGTTATCTTTCCCTCGCCGTCGATTAGTTCATAAATAAACTTCCACTGTTGAGGTGACACTATCTTTTTCTGTTCTTCCAGAGGAGCCACAGGCTGTTGCAGGCGCTCGTTCAGTCGCATCTTTTCATTTGGCTTGACGCCAGTGTCTTTCAGTATTTTAGACAGCGTTTTTTTGGACAT